GGCGGCGACCTTCGCATTGCAGTTTCTGGACAACGTGCCGCACACCCGCGCGCAGCGCGAGCAGTACGACATCGCGGTGAGCTTGCTTCAGGCGATTGCCACCGGCCAAGTCATCATCGCGCCACCGCCGCAGCTCGGCGTCGATCCCGTGACGCCTGTGAAAACGGACGAGCGGTGAAAATGCTCGCCGCGCTCATCGCCCTGGTTCCAATGACGGGGTGCGTTTACCGCGTTCCCTTTCGTGACGACGGGGATGCTGGTGCGCGGCGTGCTTCACACACCGTCCTCGTTTGCGTGCTGGCGTACTGCACCACCAGACAGGCAGAAATCGAAACGCCGCCCCCACCCACGAGCACGCCGAATCCGCAAGCCTCGCGGCTGGACCCACGGTGTGTGACGGGCGGGGAGCGGCCCTATCTATTCGATGGAGACCCCAGTGCCACACAAATACATGGCGATCCGCGATGAACTCATCCGACAAGGCAAGCCGGCCGCGAAAGCGAAAGAAAGCGCCGCCAGAATCTACAACGCTCAACGGAAGCCCGGTCAGCGACCCGTCACTGGGCACAGCGAGCGAAGTTTTGGCGACGCCGTCACGCGCAAGCGGCACTGACGAAGACGAGGCCAATGACATCGAGGCGCTGCGCACGCGCCTTGAAGCGCTGGAGCGCCTGAAGGTCTTCAAGGAAGCGCGCGACAACTTCCTTCTGTACTGCCGGCTCATGATGCCCTCGCCCGACGACCCCGACGACTTGTCCGCGTCGATGTACGAGGTTGCCAAGCACCATCAGGTACTCGCTGCGGCGCTTGAAGAAGTGGATCGCGGCAACTGGCCCAGGTTGATCGTCACCATGCCGCCACGGCACGGCAAGACGCAGCAGATATCTAAGTTTTTCCCCGCGTGGTTCACGGGCCGCGACCCGTACCGCTCCACCATCATTGCGACCTACAACGATGACTACGCTGGCGACATTGGCCGCGATGTGCGCGATGTGCTGCGCCATCCCCGCCATCAAAATATCTTTCCGCTCTGCAAGCTCAAGACCGGCGCCCAAGGGTCCGACCGCATCAAGACGGCGGCCGGCGGCCAGCTCTCCTTCGTTGGCCGAGGTAGTAGCTCGACGGGGCGCGGCGGACACCTGCTCATCGCGGACGACTTGATAAAGGACGCCGAGGAAGCCGATTCCCCGACGATGCGCGAGAAAATTTGGCGCTGGTTTGTGCAGGTATTCCTCACCCGCCAGATGCGCGCCGGCTCCTGCGTCGTGCTGGTGACGACGCGCTGGAATGAGGACGATGTCGTTGGTCGGCTCACAGACCCGCACAACCCAGCGTACAACCGCGAGGAAGCCAAGAAGTGGAAGGTCTTAAACCTCCCCGCTATCGCGGAACTCAACGATCCGATGAACCGCAAGCCAGGGGAAGCGCTGTGGCCGGAGCGCTTCCCTCTTTCGACGCTCGAAGCGCAGAAGCGGCTCGACCCGGTTGCGTTCATGGCGCTGTATCAACAGCGGCCGTCGCCCGAAGAAGGCGCGTTTTTCCGCGCCGCGTGGATGAAAACTTACATGGCGACCAACCGCCCGCGCGCCGAAGAGATGCGCATTTACGCCGCGAGCGATCACGCCATTGGCACCGACCGCAAGAAGCACGATGCGTCGGTGATGCTCATCGCGGGGGTTTGTCCTAACAAGTATCTGTGGCTACTCGACTGTTACTGGGATCGCAGACCCCCCGATCAAACAGTGGAAGCCATGCTCGACATGGTGGCACTCTGGAAGCCCTCGTTCTGGTTCGCCGAGAACGAGGCGATCTTAAAGTCGATTGGCCCGTGGATTCACAAGCGCAAGATCGAGCGCGGCATCCCGGTGGTGATCGACTCCATTCCGGTCCACAAAAACAAGGAAGCCATCGCGCAATCCATCGCGGGCCTCATGCAGGCGGGACGTGTGGTCTTCCCGCGCGCCGCGCCGTGGTTCCCGGAAGCCAAGCACGAACTACTGCACTTCCCTCACGGCACCAACGATGACTTCGTGACGGCGATTTCGATCATGGGTTTGAAGATGCTTCAGCTCATCGCCGGCACGCCACTGCGCGACAACAAGTCGCCGACTCACGGCACCTTCGGCTGGTGGAAAAAGGAAATGGAATACCAAGGAAAGTTACGCGAGGCCCCGAATCTCGCGGAGGTTTGGTAGATGATTATCAAGGGCTATGACATTGATGTCCCAGATGCGCGCGCCGCCCTGGTGCTCGAACTCCAAGAGGACGTGCGCGCCGACAAGAAGCACTTCGCGCCCGCGTTCAAACAAATGCTCGAAGACATGGAAGTGGCGTGGACCGGCGCGCAGAAGCAGTGGCCGAAGGCCAACTACAAGGTCAACATCACGCAGCGATTCGTGCGCCAGAAGGTCGCGAGTTTGTACGCGAAGAACCCGCGTGCGGTTGCCAAGTGCCGCACCAAACTCAAGTACAAGTTCTGGGATGGCACGATGGAGCAGTTGCAGCAGGCGGCCGCAGGGATGCCTGACCAGATGACCGCCATGCAGATCATGATGGACGTGCAGCAGGGCAAAGCCGAAGACGAGATGTACAAGAAGTTGGGCAAGACCCTGGAGTGCTGCTTTCACTACTACATCGATGAACAGATCCCATCCTTCAAGAGTCAGATGAAGCGCTGTGTGCGCTCCGCAATTCAGACCGCAGTTGGCTATGTGAAGTTGGGCTTTCAGCGCGAGACCGACTTGTCGCCTGACAACAAGGCGAAGATCGCCGACAGCCAGCAGCGCTTGGCGCACATCCGCCGCTTGGTCGATGAACTGAGCCCCGAGGGTGACAAGACATTGCTCGACGCCGAGGCCGAAGAGCTGCGGCTGGCGATGCAGGCACTGCAAGCGCAGCAGACCGTCATTATTCGCGAAGGGCTGGTCTTCGATTTCCCGAAGCCGACCAGCGTGATCCCCGACAAGAAGTGCATCGCGCTCGATGGCTGGATCGGCGCCGACTGGGTCACTGAAGAAATTTTCATGACGCCGGATGAAGTGAAGGAGTTTTACCAGCTCGATATCTGCGGCGCGACCAGCTCCAACACCAGCAGCCAGAGTTACACCGCGTACTCCACCGCCGGCCTCGAATACCGGCAGAACCCGCGCAACGATTTGACCGGCCGGCACGACGATTTGGTGTGCGTCTGGATGCAGTACCACAAGCCCACGGGCCTGAAGTTCGAGATGGCCGACGGCTTCAAGGACTTCCTGAAGGAGCCCGCTGCCCCTGAGGTACAGGTCGAGCGCTTCTTCCCGATCTACGCGCTGTGCTTCAACGAGCTGGAGCACCCGACGAAGCTCTTCCCTCCTTCGGATGTCTGCAACATGACGCCGCAGCAGATGGAGTTGAACCGGCAGAAGGAAGCGCTGCGCGAGCACAGGAAGGCCAACCGCCCAGGTTACGTGACACCGAAGGGCGCGCTTTCCGAAGGCGACAAGAATGCGCTCATGGGACAGGAAGCGAACGCGGTCGTGGAACTCGACGGCATGATGCCGGGCAACAAGGTGACGGACTTGCTTCAGGCGTTGCCGAAAATCGGCGTCGACCCGAATTTGTACGAGTCGCAGACCATCATGGACGACGTGTACAAGACGGTCGGCATGGCAGAGCCCGCCTTCGGCGGCAGCTCATCCGACACCGCAACCGCTGTTGCCACCGCCGAACAGGCGCGCAGCGCAGCCCTTGAAGCCGAGGCCGACCAGCTGAACGACTACCTGTCGATTCTCGCGCGCGACGCCAGCCAGATCATGCTCGCGAACCTTGATCCGCAGACCGTGACCGAGATCGCCGGCCCAGGCGCCATTTGGCCACAGATGAACCGCGACCAGATCGCAAGCGAGATGCACTTGGAGATCGTCGCGGGAAGCAACGGCCGGCCGAACAAGATCCAGCGCCAGCAAGCGCTCCAGCAGCTGGTGCCGTTCCTGATCCAAATACCCGGGGTCAACCCGCAGTGGTTGGGCCAGAAACTCATTGAAGCGATTGATGATTCCATCGATTTGACCGAAGCGTTCACGGCCAACATCCCATCGATTCAGATGATTAATCAGGCCCCACCGATGCAGCCCGGCGCGCCCGGTGCCGAAGACCCGACGCAGCAGGGACCGGAAGGCGCCAACAACGCCCAAGGGCCGCCGACACAGCCGCAGGGTTTGGGTCCGCCGCCCGGACTTGGCGGCCCAGGTCGTCCGCCGATGGTGCCGTTGCCGCCGGAGTACGCCGACTGATCGACAGCTGTCTATAGACCTCTGTCAACTGTTTGCGGTACGCTCGCCCGCGTTCGCTTCCCACGAGACGCACCAGTGCCTGACGAGGAACTTTCGACAGAAACACCGGAGCCGGAATCGTCACCCGGCAGCGAACCAGCCCCCGACGTAAGCGCGCAAGCGCCAGCAGAGTCGTCACCTGCCAAGGACGAGGAACGCAAGTCCCTACTCGATGTCGTCAAAGACGCTCTCGATGTCAAAGACATCGAGGACGAAGACGCGCCGGTAGACATTGCGGCCAAAGCGAAGTCGTCCACCGCCGAAGGCAACGAGTCGAGTCAAGAAGCCGACGCGAAGCCGGATACCAAAGACGACGTGAGCGACACTGCGTTGCTCGCGGCACTGGACAAGTTGAAGGGCGAAGTTCCTCTCCACAAGATCGAGCGCTTCCGCGCGGTCTTGAATGAGAACCGCGCCCTGAAGGGCACAAACGAGCGCTACCGGGAGATGGACAGCACGCTTGCTGCCATCGGCCGTGATGCGCAGAAGATGGGCATGTCGCAAGAGGACATGGCCCAACTATTCGCTTGGCCCAGGTTACTCGCGAGCGATCCGAAAGCGGCGGTCGAAGTTCTTCAATCATTCACCGCACAATGGCAGGAGAAGATAGGGCACACCCTACCCTCCGATCTCAAACAGAAAGTCGACGACGGCGTTCTGGATGAGGACACAGCCAAGGAAGTCGCACAACTGCGGGCCGGCAGCGCACTGGAAAAGACGCGCCACGAAGCCGAAGCAGCCGAGACCCAACGAACCAGCTCCGCGCAGCGAACTCGCGAGATTCACGATTCCGTCAATGCGTATCAGGCAGAACTGAAGGCATCCGACCCCGATTACACGCCGGAAAAGCATGAACTGGTGGTCGATGCGTTGACAGCATTGGTCACGAAGCACGGCGTGCCGACTACAGTTGCAGATGCGCGGGGCATGGCGAAAGCCGCCTATGACTCCGTGACGAAGCGATTGCAGGCGTTCAAGCCGCAACCTCGTGCAGTAGCTAGTGCAGCGCCCGGCCGACGACTCAACAAGCCGGCCGAGGCACAGCCCAAGTCGATGCGCGAGGCGATAGAAAACGCCCTCGCCCACTGAGCTGACCTAACCGGCCTCTTTCGGAGGCTGAACACATGGCATTCACTGCGTCGGAGCTGGCATCCATTGCCAATGCCGCTCTCGACTTTCATTTCCGGGGCCAGCCGCTCCCGCAGAGCATTCAGGACAAGCCATTGCTTGCCAAGCTCGAAGGCGCGCGCAAGACGTTTCCCGGTGGCAAGGGCGACATCACCATTCCGGTGAAGGGCAAGTACGACTTCGAGGGCGCGGCCGTCCCGCCCACCGGATCACTGCGCGGCTTCACCCACGATGACACGGTGGCATACGGCAACATCGCCGGCATCGAGCGCGTCAAGTATCCGTGGCGTGAAGTTCACACTGGCTGGAACTGCACGTTTACGGAACTGAAGATCGACGGCATCACCGTTCAGGACTCAGCGTTCGGCGAGAACACCAGCAAGCACAGCAAGCGCGAGCTGACCGCGATCACCAACATCATGGAAGACAAGGTTGAGACGTTTGGTGAAATCACCATGCGCAACCTCAACAAGATGTTTTGGGGTGACGGCACCGCTGATCCGCTCGGCTTCATCGGCGTGCGCTACTTCATCACCGCGACGCCTGCGGTCGGTGTGACGGGTGGTCTGGACCGTGCGACTAACACCTGGTGGCGCAATCGCTATGCCACGTGGCCCATCGCGACGACCGAGTTGCCCAACGTGATCCACTCGGAGATGCGTCAGTTGCGCCGTTTCGGTGGCAACCCGCGCCTTGCGCTTGCGGGTTCGGGCTTCTTGGATGCGCTGGTGAAGCAGCTCCGCGACAAGGGCTACTACACGGACGCCGGCTGGACGAAACCTTCGTCGACCGATATCGCGGTGGCGGACATTCGCTACAACGATTTGACGTTCCAGTACGACCCATCACTCGATGACCTGGGTGGCGCGTTCATCAACAGTTGCTACGTGATCGACCCGAAGCACCTGTACGTCTACGCGATGGAACAGGAGTGGGGCAAGGATCACGCGCCGGCCCGGCCGCACGATGTGTATGCGCTGTTCAAGGCGCGCACCTACACCGGCCAGCTCGTCGCCGATCAGCTCAACTGTCA